GCATATGGGTCGATGTATACTCTGTACTTACCTTGAAGAACACCAGCAAATGTATTGCCTGTGTCATCAACGTTAAGATTTGCATTAAGTGCAGGAGTATAATCCAGAATACCAGCCATGGTGAGGGCGGAAGCAACGTCTGCAGAGCAGAGAACAATGTTGCCCTTCCCGCGACGAGTTCTTTGTGCGATTGCGTTAGCATCACGCTCGATCTGGAATAGAAGTCCTTTGAACTTCTCAACTGACCATCTACCGTTGGAGTCGATGTCTAGGTCAAAGATACCGGCAGTAGCAGTATTTTGAACAGCGCCTTGTTCAGCAACCTTGTAGATAGTTCTGATAACTTCACGGTTAATTTCAGCAAGGATCTCTGTAGAGAGAATGTTTGCTAATTCCGCTTCAGCGTTCAGACCATGGATTGCCTTAAGGTCTTGAGCGAGTTCCAATGAGTACTCTGCTTTTAGAGCTCTGGACTTCGCTGTTACAGTGACTTTCTCGATTGAGAATGCCATCTGTTGGAACTGGTTATGAGCACCGTTACCTAGGTTCTCAGCGTCACCAGTTACCATTCCCTGACCAACTCTGTAGTCAGTGGATGTAGCACTACCAACTGGGTTTAGAACAGCAGGGTTGTTACCACTTTGTGAAGTAGTACCCATACCAGCCTTCACATCGGTGAATCCTGCGGTATAGTTCTCCTTGACGTTCTGACCAGAGAAGGCAGAATCTGCTTCGTTGAATAGCGCTTCTTCACTCAAGGCACCTGACATAGCAGTGTACTTAGAGCGCATTGCGAAAATAAGACCAGTAGGTCCAGACATTGGCTGAACGCCAGCAAGGTCATATGCGACCAAGTTAGGCATTGAGCGTCTGATTAGACTGATCAATACTGGGTCGAAACCAGCTTGGGGTGCGGATGCACTGGATCCAAAACCACCACTAGCACCAGCTGCGTTAGCATGGTTAGTTGGTGTTTCCATCAGGCTGAGACCTGATCCAAACTGTTGCTCCTCTCTGAGGAATTTTTCTTGGTTTTCTAGCAGGACTGCAGTTACAGCTTTACGATGACTGTCTTTGATAGGATCAAGACCTTCATACTCTAGAAGCGGTTTCCACTTATCCTGCAACTGTTCTGATTGGAACATTTGCTTTTCCTTTTAAAAAGTGTTTTTTGTTTGAACTAATGTTAAATTCAGTCTTTTGCTTTAAAAGCTGAAAGTGTTTTCAGATAAGCAGCCATTGAACTAGAATGTGATTCAACACCTTCTGCACTGTCTACTCCTTCTGAAAGAGTTTCAGTTTTAGCACTTGGAGATGCGCCTTTGGCAGGGAAATAAGATTCCTTTAATGTCTCCAATTTTTCACGATAATTGTCTTCACTTTCAAACTCTACACCTTCTGAAAGGTTAGCAAGTTTCTCCTTCTGAGTGGCTGCTAGACCCTCAGAAACAGAATCAAAAATACCATCAGCAATTGACTCACCGAGTCGCTTGTTTAATCCAATGTTCTTTTCGATTTGCTCATTGAGCTTGGTTTCCATGTCATCAAGTTTTTCTACCATACTATGTAATACATCATATTTTTCTTCAGGGATTGATACATAATGTTCTTCAAAAAGACCTTTCATTCCTTCAAGGAATGATTCTGTCATCTCTGTCTTAAGACCTGCTTCAACTGCAAGTGCGTTCTCTTGGAACCACTCATCAGCAACATACTCAAGATAAGAATCTACACGCTCTGCAAGTTCTGCTTTTGCTTCAGCAACACCTTCAGAGAGTTTTTGATCATACTCTTTTTGGATTTCTTCTTTAACAGAAGCAACCTTAGAGTTGATAGCAGCTTCAAAGATTGTTTTTGCTTTTTCTTTGAAATCTTCAGAGAGTTCTTCTCCGCCGAGGAGAGCATTGACATCTTCTTCCATGTCATACTCAGAAACTGTTTCTTCTACAGTTTCTTCTGCGTCAACAACCTTATCCTCTTCAACTACCTCATCGGTAATTTCAGGTGTTTCTTCTAGAGTTGCTTCAGCATCCATTTCTTGTTCCTCTGACTGGGCAATAGCACCTTTTAACTTTTGCATAGGTTCTGCTTTACCCGCATTTTTGTTAACTACGTCTTTGACTTGCTTGAGAGTACCACCAGCGGGTTTCAATTTCATGGAGTCATTAGTTGGACTAGCGTTCTCCGGTGTAGGACCACCTAAGTCTTCCACTTCAGCACCTTTTAACTTTTGCATAGGTTCTGCTGGAGAGGCGTTAGCATTCACAGCAGTCTTAGACTGTTCCATTTCTTGTAATTTTGTACCACGAGCCATTTGAGGATTCTCCGTCTTTACGTAGATTAAATCTATATTTATTTAGAAGTTTTATAAATTTGATAAGAAATTGTTAAAGAGAGATAATTTCTCTTCATCAAGTTTCTTCTGGGTTACTAATGTATTAATTTGCTTATAAGTTTTTTCAGCAAGTTTTTCACGAAGGATGCCACCATCCCAAACCCAATCTTTTCCTTCCATAATTCCTGAGACAAATGCATCAGGAGCAGAAGGGTCAGCTACAATATCAGCAGCGGTTGCAAGCATGAAATCTTCGCCAACTACACTATATCCCTCTTTAGTAGGTTTAAGGGATCCAACACCTCTTGACGAAACGCCAAGTTTTACACCTTCATCTAAAAGTGAAGTTGCAATTTTACCCATTGGAGTTGCAAGAATTTTCGCTCTCCCAATGAAATTAGAACCGTGCTCTTTTAAAGAGACGATTTTATGTGAAACACGGTCAAGATTAACGGTGGGACCGTCGGGATGACCAAGTTCTCCCAGTGCTCTACCAGACTGAACATGATTTTCAGTATACCGAGAAACTTCCTTACGAAGAGTTTCCATAGGATACATTCTACCATTGCGGTTTTTAATGTTTCCTTGTAGAAAAACCCCTTCAATATAAAGAGATTTTTTACCGTTACGATTTTCAACGATAAATTCTACCTGTTCGATTTCTTCCGTAATCAGTTTCATTAGCCTTCGCCTGTAATTTGAACTTGATGACAATGTATGTGAGCACCTGCATTAGTACCTGCTTGTATAACTGCTACTCTATGAGAAGCAATTGCACGAGCATCAGCAAAATCAACATCTGCTGGGATTATTTTCTCTGAATTTGCAGCAACTGTGCATTGAGTCATAAAACAACCGTCTGCCCAAGGAGAACCTGCTTTGTTATTAACAGAGATAACACGAACATGTGAAAGATAAGATCCAATACCAGCATAACCATCACCAGTTTCAACTGATATATAATTTCCATGACCAAATGGGCATTGCTGTCCTTCTGGGAAAGAAAGTATAGTTTCTGTTGTACCGGTAGTAATTCCCGTTACTCTTTGGGATGCTTTAGTCATCCCTAAACTCATAGACGTATTAGCAGCTAGATAAAGACTTTCTCTTGTCGCTGCAGGAGTATTTCCTACTGCCACAAAACAATCGCCACCTACGGCAGTAATTTTTATAGTGTCTGATTGGACATCAAAATAATCAGTCTGAACTGATGCTGCACCAATTGAAACTGATGTTCCTATACCAACTGATCTAATTGCCATTATAGTCCTATAAGTATCATGTTAATAGTTATTTATAAATCAGATTTCGTCGTCGGCTGATGCCACAGTTTCATCTTCATCATTTACATTATCTTCTATTTCAGCAGGTTGTTCTTCATCACTACCAAATAGTGAATTAGCTGCATTAGGACGATAATTATCTACCCTTTCTGCTGACTTAGCATAAAGTAAATCCTTAATCTTATCGCTGATTTGAGACGCAGATGCATCATCAATCATCATATCCATTAATTCATCCATGTTCAAATACCATATATTGAGTATGAGTCTTTAGTATTTATACACTATTGTGTGTAAGGTTATAATCCTGGATCATTTTATAAAGTTCATCTTTCACAAATGGCAAATAATGTTGCTCTTCAGGAGGTCTACCAGGTGCTCCCGAATAATTATTGAGATAAAAAGAGATAGTACTGTATAACAATCTTACTTCTTTTATATCCATTTTAAATGAACACCACCATTCTTTATCATAACTATTCCATTTTTCCCAATCAAATCCATTTTCATGTCTGGCAGAGTAAAGATCATGTTTCAGACTATCTCCATCGGACATTTAAATTTCCCCACCTTTAGGATTAGCCCGATTTATGTCAAGATTAGTAGTTGCAATATTAGCATCGGTTGCAGCAACTGTTGCAGCAGGATCTTCTTCTGGTACAGGTGGTGGTAACAATCCTCCACTACCTTCAGGATCAAGCATCATATCTGCAGGATCTGGAATAATACCATCTTCAATTTCTTGCTCGATAATCTTATCTTGCTCTTGAATTTCTTCAGTAGTTTGTCGAAGAACTTTACGTCTTAGATAATCTTGTGAGAAGTATTTGCCAACATAAGGTTCAGCAACAGCCACCATTGCTAACCTTTCATTAAATAATTCTGCATCCTTTAACTCAGAGAAATGGTTATCATATAAGAAGTCATATTGAATATGCTCTTCCATTATCTCCCAATCTTCAGGAGTAATTACGTTCGTTAGGAGTAATTGGGTCTTCAGTATGTCATTAAACATGTAAGAGAATCTTTTTCTCAAACGTGCAACAAACTTACTAAATTTAACTTCATCTCTTAAGATTTCAGAAGATCTCCCCAAGTTAAACCCACCATCTCCTTCAATTCTTGAGATTGGAACATTAAGTGACTTAAAGAGTTTCTTCTTAAAGTATTCGATGTCTGTGATTTCTCCGAGGTTTTGACCTCCTGGGAGTGTTGAAATTTCTGTTCCACGTCCACCCTCTCTTCTAGGTAACCAAAAATCTTCTAACATACTCATATATTTCTTATCATCACGGATTTCTCCAGTGTCTGCATTATATACAAGCTTGTTACGATATCTCATCATAACATCACGAAGGTATTGTTCTGCCTTAACTTTAGGCAAATTACCAACATCAATATAGAAAATTCTACGTTCTGGAGCACGAGATAATCTGTATATAACAAGACTATCCTCAATCATACGTAATTGATTAAGTGCTTTAATCGCTTTATGAAGATAAGAAAGAGTTGATCCTTTATTTCTATCTACTAAACCTGAGGTGACATAAGTAATAGAATCTTTTGTCATTTTAATACCACCTTGTCCACCCATTTGGGCAGGACTTGTGGCCGGATATGTCATTTTTGGTGTATAAATGAAATATTCTTCCAATTCAGGCATCTCATAATCCATTGGATTATCATTATTCTGATTGGCAAGACGATATTTATCTTTATCGCTTTTCTTTTGTTTACGTACATAACGCATTTTTAATGCATCAATATAACGTAATTCCTGAATCCCCTCTTGAGGATTCTTCATATCAATTACTTTGTTATAAAATAATCTTCCATCAATATACCAATTCCTATAGATCTCATGTGCCTTTCTATCAAAATCTAATAATTCGAGTGTATATTTAAATGCATCTCTTATCTTATCTTTAATACCATCACTAGCCTTAAGATTATCAAGATCAATTTTTACCGGACTGTCGTTTGTATCAGCGACAATTGCTTCATTTACAATATCTTCGATGGCACTATCACACTCTGGGTGTAATGCCATCTCTCTATATCTTTTGATTAAATCAAATTCTGTTCTATAAACACCTTCGATGTCTACATAAGAACCAAAAAAACCACTACTCAAATAGTGATCATTGCCATCATCACTGCTAGGAGGAACAGGCGAGACAACATTCGGAGATAGTGGTTCGGTGTCCTCTATTGAGAACCCAAATAACTTAGCCATAATTAATTATACTAGTTCTTTATGCTAGTATTTAGCTCACTAAAATTATGCGTTATCTTTAGTATATACTCCAGGTTCCCAATATTGAACTTGGAAGTCTACAGTAAATTCTTCAATTGCATCTGCATTCTCGTAAGAAAGATCAATTGGAGAAATTGTAGTTGGAAATATATCAAAGAAAGTATAGGATTTAAGTGGTGTTATTGGAGTTCCACTTACTGATCCTGAAGCAGATGTTGAAGATTGACCAGCATCAGCACCTTTACCGAGTTGATGAACCAGTGCATAAGTCATATAAGAACTAGGATTTGTTGCACCAGTAGCATTACTATTCTTGCTGATACCAGATACCCAAGTTTCAAATGCGGTTCTTAAAATAAAGTTCTCGTCGTTCATGACTGTAATCTGCCATGTATCGAAAGTTCTGTCTCCAGCAACTTTTAAAATACGACCTCTAAAGGGTATTTCAACGGGAGTGATATTGGAAGCAGGAAGTGCAGATGCTTTACATAAGAATTTAAAGGTATCTGCTTCCTGGTTATCACCAGTTCTCCATGTATTCTGACCAGCAGCTTCTGGGAATGATGGAATCTCAACCTCAAACAGGTTCGGTCTTGCACCGCCACCTGTGAGTTTTGATTTAAAAGCACTAATTGTTCTGAGCGTTGACATTTAAGGTTTCCTCCTATGGAATTGATAAGACATTATAAATTAGGTTCTACCAGTCACTTCTTCAAAGGCAACACCTGTTCTGGTAGCAACAAATGTTAGCGTAATGTAGTTGATTGACTTAGTTGGCTTCAGGAATATATCTGCCCTGAATTCATTATTGTCAATCACATCAGGAGTGTTATTTGACTCATCGCAAATAACTTGGAAATCGTAAACACCTCTCTTAGCCTGTATATCGCGTAGGTAAGGTTCAACAATGTTAACGAAATTAGCCCTTGTTGTCTGATCGTTGAGTTCAAACAGTTGTGCTTGAGCAGATCTTTCAAGTGCTTGCTCGACTGTTAAGAACAGACGGCGAACATTGATCCGATCAAATGCAGATGGGTAAGAAAGACCCGTCTTATCACCAAATAGCATTACTCCATTTCCAGGTTGATTAACTACTGGGTTAATTCTTGCTGGATAAAGAAGATCTCTTTGTGCCTTAGATGGATTATATGCAAGTTTGATTGCATTATTCAATAATCCTCTTTGCTGACCAGCAGGTGAGAACCATGGGAATGAGTTAATCGCAGTTCTTGTCATCAATCCTGCAATGTCTGCGTTACATGGAAGATAACGGAACTTGTTGTTAAAGCGATCATAAGTATACTTATAACCACTATCAAAGATTGCATAAGATGATGATGTAAGTGGAGCAAAGAATCTAAGGATGTTATCCGTTTGAGTTGTAGTGTTAGTAAGATTTACAACACCTGCTCTATAAGGAGAAATAACAGCAACACAATCTTTTCTGCTTTCTGCAAGAGAAATAAGTTTGTTTGCTTTTGCCTGTGACTCTGCCTCACCTGGTAATCCAGGACCATTTATTAGGTAATCAACTTCAATCTCATCTTTATTACTAAAGAGATTATAAGAAGTAATTAGATCTCCCAACTCTGCTTTCATTCCTTCAGGTATGCTAGAACCACCATAGTTCTGACCACCTAAGAAGTTATAAGTAACATTACCAATTGCGGTAAAGGTTACCCCTTGAGCATCTTGACCCCATAAACCAGCAGTTGTGGTTGGGATAGCAAAGGAAGCAGCACGAACACCTGTGTAAGTAGTGAATCCTGTTACAACTGGATCAGTATTCC